ACACCAATATTTTTGTTATTATTTGCAAAAGTTGAACTTTGCCAATCCCACGAATCTTTCATTATATTATCGCAAAAATCTTGTGAAATTATATTTTCTATGTTTTTTATAAATTTATGCATTTCTTTTATCTTCTTCTTCCCATAATCTATTGAAAGTTAAAATATTATTTTCATTAGCATTTTTATATATTGAAGGTATTTCTGGCCAAAATATTATTCCTATGGATACTCTATTTCCTGTATAGGATTCTATTTTATGGTCATATTGTATAGGAAAACTAACTAGTCTATTAGAAATTGGTTTTATTTCTTCATCTATGTCTGGAATAATAAGTTGTCCTCCTGTCTTTGGTGCGTGAATATAATATAGATAAGTTCTTTTTGGTAGTTTTGAGGGTTTATATGATTTACCCATATAGGTAGTGTATGAGCTAATATCGTTATGTAACTTGGGATTTATAGGTCTTATATTATACCATGCAGTAGCACCAATACCTTCTTCATTAATAGATTGTATAAGTTCATGTAATGCATTTTCTGGGTTAGATTTTTTTCCAACCCAATGTACTTTATTATATTCTAAATGTATAGAAGTGAGAGATTTAAATTGTTCTTCACTTAAATAATTATCACTTACACTAATCATACCATACCAGCTTCAAATTGTTTCCAAGTTATAGCGTTCTTAATATCCCAACCACGATTGTCTATAGATTTAATTACACCATCAATATACTTGACAACCGTCTGTAAATATGCTATTTTATTTTCTGCATCTATAATATCATCATCTGATTCGATATAGACACTTAAATCTGTTTTGAGAACTTTTAGGTCAAAGGGTTTAGTAACATAAACCTTTGCATCAGCTTTACCACCATAGTATTCCCATTTATCACGATACAATCGTTTGTAATCACCTTTTGCTTTCCACAATAGTAATTCAAACTTTGATTTGTGATTGAGATACTTTGATTTTATTTCTTGATTTTTAAGAGATTCTGTATCAAGGTGTTCATCATTTACTTTTAAGTCTTTTGCAGTCTGTGCCTGCAATTCATCTAGTGTCATAGTATATTCACTCCATTATATGGAATTATTTATATAGTTTCTATTTCGTATAATTTGTATTTAAATGTTGCTGTTGCTTGTAGATATTCCACATCTGTTGCATTTTGATTAAAATCTAATGCACTAAGTGAAGTTGGAAATACGTCTGCATATTTTACTTGTACTATAGGATTATTTTTATTAGATAATACTACAAGAGTTGCATCTGAAAACATTCCTCTTATAGCTGTAGATACTCCCACATCTCCTATATCTTTACTTGAACCTCTAGTATCAGTAGGTGCGTTTGATGTTGTACTTCTAAATGTGCTAAACTGGTCTCGATTTTTTGGAAATCCTATTGCAGTCATCCACTCATGCAAAGAAGTATAGTTTTCTAGATACTCATCACAAATGAAAGTTACACTTAAATCTTCATAGTCAAGTTTATTACCCATAATTGGTATGTCTTTAAATGGTGTATTCTGAACTGTTTCAGATAAAGTAATGCCAGGCAAGTTTGTAGCTACAGTAAAGAACTCAACCTTTGGAAGTTGACCAAGAACAAACCTGAACTGCGTTGGACTCGCATAGTCTAACTTTGTGGGTTGTCTTGATAATGGCGATTGTGATGTTGTCATACTACTATTTATACAAAAAAAAGAGGGGTCATAAGACCCCTCTCTAGTTTTATAACTGCACTCTTATGATTACATAAGGTTAGTAACTTTAACACGTCTGTAGTATTTGTTAGTGCTTGCAGAAATACTGATTGCACCATCTGCTCCAGCAGCAACTGTACCAGTTGAGAATGGGTTAGCAGCGATACCGTAACGAGTTTTGAAACCAATCTTAGGTTGGAATGAACTTTCACCAACTGCACGAACCATTTGTAATGGAACATATGGGCAATAGAACATACCAGCGTCATAAGGTGATGTACCTTTATAACCACAAATGTAGTATTGAGAAGCAGCTACGTTAGCAGCATATGGGTCTACATACACTTTGTATCTACCGTTCATAACACCAGCGAAAGTTGTTGTAGTGTCATCTACATTTAGATTGTTATTTAAAGCAGGAGTGTAATCTAGAACACCAGCCATTTGTAATGCAGATGCAACATCAGCAGAACAAAGGATTATGTTACCTTTACCCCTACGAGTTTGTTGACCGATAGCGTTTGAATCTCTTTCAAGAGCAAACATAAGTCCTTTGAATTTTTCAACTGACCATCTACCGTTTGAGTCAGTATCTAAGTCGAAGATACCAGCAGTAGTTGTGTTAACTTGAGCACCTGAAACAGCAGATACATAGATGTTTCTTACAACTTCTCTGTTGATTTCTGAAAGAATTTCAGCAGATAAGATATTTGCAAGTTCTGTTTCTGCGTCTAGACCATGAATTGCTTTAAGGTCTTGAGCAAGTTCCATTGTGTACTCAGCTTTCATTGCACGAGTTACAGCAGTAACAGTATGTTTTTCAATACTGAATGCCATTTGTGCGAAAGCGTTAGTTGCACTATCCCCTAATGCTTCACCTTGAACTGTTGTCATACCAGTTGCAGATGTGTAAGTACCAGCAGATGGAGAGTCATTTAATACAGCAGGGTTAGTTTCTGTTGCACCAATGTCACCACCACCGATTGTACCAGCAGCATTTTGGTTTGCGATATCAGGCATTGCTTCGTCAGCAAGAGCTTCTGCTCCGTCCATTGATGCAAATCTAGCACGCATTGCAAAGATAAGACCAGTTGGCCCTGTCATTGGTTGCACACCACAGATATCATATGCGATTAAGTTTGGCATCGCTCTTCTAACTAAAGATATTAGAATCGGATCCCATGTGTCTAAAGAAGCATTACCACCAATAAAATTAGTTGGTGCAGCTTCTTGCAAGAAGTTTTTATCTTCTCTTAAAGCTTTTTCTTGATTTTCAAGAATAACTGTAGTAACGGCACGCCTGTAAGAATCCTCGATTTTTGGTAATTCTGGATGCTCTAGGACTGGCTGCCACTTTTCTTGTAGATGTTCTGTCTGAAACATTTGTTTCTCCTTAATTTTTTCTACTATTATTTATAAATTTAATCATTTTTGCACTATTGACCTTTAGCAACTCTACCGATAGCAGACATATATGCTGTCATAGAATTACTTACATCAATGTCCTGTGCGTTGCCAGTTTCTACATTATCAACTGTTTCTGCCACAACTGTTTTTTGTTTTGGGAAATAGTTTTCTTTTAAAGTTTCTAACTTTTCTTTGTAAGAAGCTTCGTCTTCGAAATCTACATCTTCAGTTAATGACTTAAACTTTTCAATTTCTGTTTCGGCTAAATCTGAACTCATTTCAGATATAACCTGTTCTCTAACTAGTTTAGCATTGTCAGTTTTCATTGAAACATTCTTTTCGATTGCTTCATTTAACTTTGCTTCTAATTGAGAAATCTTTTCTGATTGTGCTTCCAATACGTCATACTTCTCGTTTGGAACATCAATATAGTGGTCTTCAAACAATTGTTTCAATCCAGAAATAAAGTCCTCAGCAATCTCACCTTTTAATCCACGTTCAATTGCTAATTCGTTTTCTTTAGTCCATTCTTCACAAACATAGTTAAGATATGTGTCAACTTTAGTAGTTAACTCATCTTTGTTTGCATTTATATTTTCATCTAATTCTTTGCGATAATCGTCTTCTATTCTAGACACTTCATCACGCACTTTAGATTTTACTGCAGCTTCAAATACTGTTGCAGCTTTGCGTTTGAATTCTTCAGATAAATCACCTTCGCCGTTCATAAGAGCATCTACATGTTCTTTAACATCTATTTCTTTAACTCTTTTTTCAACAGCTTCTGACTTTGCTTTTTCTTCGTCAGTAGGTTCTTCATCTTTTTTCATCATTTCTTTGTTCATCATAGCATCATAGGCAGCCATCAAGTCGTCTTTCTTCATTTCGCCCATTTTCTTTGCCATCTCTTGTTTCATCATCTCTTTAGTCATGCCTTTCATTTCTTTTTTCATCATTTCTTTTTGCATTTCTTCGAGATTTTCTTCACCTTCTGGAACATGTCCAGCAGCAAGAGGTTTATTTTCTTTTGCATCGCCTTTTGCAGCAGGCATTGCATCTGGTTTACCTTCGCCTTTTTGTTGTGCGTCACCACTAACTTCTTTAGCAGCTCCAGCAACTTTTTTGGCAGGGGCATC